TGACAACATTCCTGTCGAAATTTTGATGGCAATGATGGAAGGATCAAAGCTGTTCATCAGTGACGCAGGTGGTCCCTCACTGTTGCCATTCTTTAACGATGGCTGCAAAGGTGCCAACATCTTTTGGCAAATTGACGAGGACCGTAAGATCGACATTGCCAAGGAAGCAGGACTGACGGGCTTGGAGACAACATGCCGACTGTTGGCAATTGAAGACAAAGGCCAGCCCCCGCAGCATGCCGTCAACCCAAACCTTGAATACATCTGGCAGCAGGGGTTGACAAGTGACTTCATTTGTGAGAAGGTTGTAGAAACACTGGAAAAGAAAGGGACGATGAAAAATGACAACTAAACGTGAAAAGCTGTTTGAACAGTTGCTTAATGCAGTTGAGGCCAAGGATATTGACTTGGTACAACGCCTATCTGACATAATTAAGAAGGGAGACATGCAAGATAGGAACAAAGTAATGTTTGTTCAGAGTGTCGAAAACCTTGGGGCACCAAAAGGATCAGATGGGCTTATGTTTGATAACCATCAACAAATAGAAGCTGTGTACGCCTTTTTAGATATCCTGACGGAACATAGTTACAGTATTTACGATCCTGACGGGAATGAAATTCTGTGGGAAGGGGAGTGGTGTTGATGGATGTGAGCAGAGAAGTGTGACAAAGACATGACTAAAGTTTATAAGCGCGTATCCTTTCATGGATACACTTTGGATGACGCGTACAAAAATGGGAGGGAAGGTGTGCAGAAGTATCTAGATGATGGGTACAAAGTCGATGCCCAATGGTTTTATGCCCATGATATCGACTTTGTTGATGATCACCAATCAGTGTACATTTTATACAGAGAAGAAGGGATGTAGACAATGAAAACCCTAGTACTCATCCTACTTCTCGGAACCCACAATGGTGACGTTTGGGTAAACCCTGATCACATTGTTCGTATGTTCACGCACGATGGGCGATGTACCCTGACGATGACAGATGGTACTCCCCTGTGGTTTCCCGGTAAGTCCTGTAAACAGGTGGTGGAACTGATTAGAACTGGTACACAAGTGAAATTTATAGAAAACACTAGAAAGGAACTCAACGTTGATTGAAGATAATATCAGGTTAAAGTACTACGCTACTATACATGATGGAGGCTGTATAACAATATCACGAACATCACACTACCTCCATAAGGATAAAATTATGGGTAGAGGTAGTTGCCACCTAGCATATGGGAAAGAGTACCCTACGAATTTCGTAGCATGGACAATCAGAAATGTAGGGGATAGTAAGACTAATGTCTACAGTATAAGACAAAAAAAGTGGGTGTATGCTCCTAAAAAAGGATACAGAAAGTTTGCTATGGACAACAAACCAAACGTATGTGAGAGATGTGGGGAAGATGATAGCATGTGTCTTGAAGTGCATCACAAAGATAGAAACCGAGACAACAATACGCTATCTAACTTAGCAATCCTATGCGCTAACTGTCACCGCAAAGAACACAGAGGGACTTTACTCCATAAAGAACTTTAGTTCACCCGTCAAGAACAAATGACGCTCAGATTTACGCCTACGTACAAGGCCGTTTGACACTTTCCCACCAGCCATGCGCCATTTGGGGAATTCGTCAGCGGCTCCTTTTTTATCCCATGAATTCAACTTGTCCAGCATTGTGCTTGACATAAAGTTACCACCGCCAAGGTTGTAGATGAATGAGGCAAGAGCATCAAACTCCCGCTGAAGCAAGTTTGGCATAACACTGCTTTTGATGTAGTGTTCAACCTCTAAGTTCATGTGATGCAGCAGCATACCCCGTGCTTCGTGCTTGTTGACAGGGGCGTCATCCATAGTCACCCACTCACCGTTTGGATACACAGTGCTGCCGTAGCCGATTGTAGGGACGCCAGCAGAGCAGAGGTACGGGGTCTCGCTGAAGCCCTCAAAGTGAATGATCAGGTCTAGGCCTTTTGGGGAAGTGTGCATGTTGGAATTTGTTGACATTTGTGGGTCCTTGTGTTACATAAAGCTAACAACTAGCCGTAAGGAGGTATCATGGCTGCTAGCAGTGGTATTCAATGGATTGACTTCACTTTTGATCTTGCTGTTCACATGTTGTACTGGACAGCAGACTTGTTTGGGGTGACTTATGAGGAGATCAATGTTTACATTTTTGTGATCCTCATGCCGTCAGTCACGCTTTTTAGTCTTCTTTTTGCTTTTTGGTCGTGGCGAAGGTGTCGGAATTGAGGGGTACAAGGGGCCAACATCACCATGAATCTTGATGGGTTGGGAATCAGGATCACCCTCCAATTCAAAAAGTCCCGCATGTTGGAGCAAGTCTCTTGCAGCGGCATAGGGGGCGGCTTTACTGCCTGAACCACTGGCAAACTTCTCAGCATCGTAGTAGTCACCGGGGATGCTGACGTTTCCGTCCTTGTCCACTTTGGCAAGAAATCCCCCAAGGGTGAGCGCAGTGTTGACTGTTGGGTCTGAAAAAATATCCCACCCCAAAACAGGGGCCATTACTGCTGCATTAGCGTACTTGTTAATGCCGGGAAAGCCACCATAACGATCAACGACAGCAGCTTCATCCTCTGCCGTCACACCATCGCGCCCCTTTAATGTCCCAAGCAGAGCCGCAAGACTGATGCCAGCCTCACTATCCCCATAGTCAGGATAATCAATGCTGACCATTTCACTGCCATCATCATAATACTTGGGTTTGTAGTCTGGGGATAGTCTCTTATTTCGTACTAGGTCAACCACCAGTTTCTTCTGGTCATCGTCCAGAAGTTCTGCAATGGTGTACTTTCTTTTGGGGTCCTTATCCAAATCCAACTTGTTTTGGATGTTTTGAGACAACAGGGTAATAGCACTTGGGCCAAAAGTTTTCTCCAGCCAAGAAATTTCTTCTTCTGTCTTTGCTGGGGAAGATTCTTTTGGGGCTGGTTCTGCCTCTATTTTGGGGGCGGCTCTGTAATAGGTAACTTTTTCGGACATTGTTATTCACCCTTCCACGTTTTAACCATTTTCTCCCCGCTGCGACCAGCGATGTACCCGCCAAGACCAAGCATAATGATGTTCCAAACCTGTTCTGGTACGGCATTCATCGCCTCAAGTGTCGGCAACGGGATTCCAAATGCCCACAGCACGGGCACAATGACAGCATTCCAGAACACAATGAATAGAAAGAATACCATGGTTAGGGGACGCCAATTGCGTTGCAACCACGATTCACCCTTGGCCTCTGCAATGATGATGTCTGCGGCTTTTTGTTCAATCTGTGCTGCATTGTTAGCAAGTAGTGTTTGAAGTTTACCTTCAATCTCGTTCTTTTTGTCGGGGTCCTCAATGAACTCTGAAACAAGATTAGTAATTGGTGCAGCCAGCCCTGTCACCAGTGTGCTTACGATGCTCATTGTTGTCCTTCCTTAAACTCCGTTGGGTCACTGAAACCAACACCTTTTCTGCGAGGGGAATAGTACTCATATTTGCCTTCACCATTATTATCCTTGTAAACGCCTACCAATTCATTGAAGCGCTTCCTATTATTCTCCCTTAAATACCCCATGACTGCTTGTTCCGCAACCTCACGGGCCAGACTTTGGGCTTTCCTGATTGCTTTTTGCATCTGGGCGGCATACACAGGCGGGATTCTCTCAACACCATGTCGGTCCATGATAGCTCTCTGTGCTTCATGAGACCTATACAAAGCTTCCATTGGGTAGACAAGAGCAGCCCCCATAGCTTTCTCGTAGACAGCCCGTTCATGAGGTAACATGTCATAATTATTATAAATCTTCTTTGGGGTGGGCGGATAAGGTACGCCATAGGTATCATTCATTGCCAGCAAATGGGCACTCTTGGGTCTCTCTCTGCCACGCCCCATGGGGAACCAATCATGCGGATACGCTCTCCATTTGACTTCTTCCCCGTACACTGTTCTGGGAGGAGCCGTTTCGTCTGTATTAAATCCCCAGCCCTTGGCAACATTATCCGAAATGGCGTCCCAAATGTCGTCACCTTGCATGAATCGTACTTTTTTATCTTCTGCTTGCAGAATGCGGCGGACAAACGGGGGTGAAGCCATTTGACCAATTGTGCCAGCAACACGTTTAGTCATCCAATCCCCAAGAGATACTTCCCCTGTCATAACCTTTGTGAGATCAGATACTCCTTGCAGCATGGTGCGCTCCGTAAGGAAGTTGCGTACAAAGATGTGAGAAGCTGCCTGTACAAACTCCATAGCCCCTGCGATCTCTGCTTTGTCGGCATCAGACGCACCCTCCCACTGCTCCATGAGAGAGGCGTGTAGGCCTCCCATCTGAATCATAGCAGCAATAGGGTCAATACGGGAAATGTTCATCGCTTCTCCAACCGCTATTCTAATACTAAGGGGAGCTTCCCCCATAGCCTCAACAGTTTGTGCTTCGCGCCAATCATTTGCGTGCCCCGTCATTAAGCCACTGTTGTACAAATACGCTCCCATAGCAAACAAAGAACCACCAACAATTTGACGCCCTACAATCTCTCCTGCCTCAACTTTTCCAGCAGACAAAACGGCACCCAGCAATGGAGTGCGTTCAAATGTCCACATGGCGAGGTTAATTGGAGTGCTGGGGAAAGGGATGCTAGTTCTTGTCATGATGTTAATCAATGTTGCAATCGGACCTGTACCCTGACCTGTCTTTTGTATGAGTGAACGAATAACATCAGACGCTAGGTTGTCTTGGTTGAAAGCTGCTTCTTCAGCTTCACGCAAAGCCTGTGCCATTTCATCATTGGTGGGGATGTAGTCCCTAATGAAGGCTTCTCGTGCTGGTCCCTGTAGGCCCTTTGCTCGTGCTGCGCGGCTAGCTGCTTCTCGGCGTGACTGAGCATGGGCAATGGTCCTGTACCCAATGTCAGTTGCCCCCATAAGACGAGTAGGGGTACGAATGAGATACCCGATACCTCCCTCTGAAACATTCAGGAACTTCTTACCCAGCTTACTTTCTCTAATCCATTTTGGTACGCCAGAACCAATTGTACCGCCTTCACGAATACCTGCTTCTCTGACATCACTGCGCCCAGCTTGTGAGATCATTTCCAACAACCGTTGTGCGTCTTTTATCTCTTTTTCGATGTTTTCACGAGCTTGACGGCTGAGATTTGGAGTAAGTAGACTTTGCCTCAGTTCACCAATCTTAGTGCTGACCCTCATGACAGGATCATTCTCCTTGCCAAACAAAAGACTTACGTTTACAGCGTCTTTCATGGCTTCCGGGGTAACTTGCCAGCGGGCCATTGCGTCTGAGAGAGATACCCTACCTTGAGCCATACCCATTGCTTGAAATGGTGCGTTAAGGGTAGCAGCAACAGTCTTCTCAAAGTTCTTAGCAATGATGCTCATAATCGGACCAACAGCGTTGATACCAAGGGTGTCAGCATTAGCCAACATGCCCACATTGTAGAACCATTCTGTGCCCGAATCCAGAGCGAGTTTGTGCAAATTTTTGGTAGCCTTTGCATTTGGGTCAGTAAGGTCGAGGCGATTGTTAACAAAATCGTCCAGCAGTGCATCAAAGTTTGACCCATAGCGATCATTCAAGGCTCTCATGGCAACATTGGAAGCACGAGTACCCAGAGATTTAGTGGCCTGAAACACCTTACCAATCATACCCCACTCAGAGCGGATATTTTTCAGGACAGCAGTAGCTTCTTGCGCCCTTGCGAACACCAGCATCGTTTGCATTTTTTTGCGGATGTATTCTTGATCTGTTTCGCGGATACCTTTGCTCTTCAGTTCTCGAAGCTGTTCCGATCCTTTAACAAACATCCGAGACAAAGAGTATTGCTCAATTTGAAGCCTCATGATTGTTTCAGGGCTTTTGTATGTTTTGCCCAAAACCTCATCCGCCTCAATCAAATCCTGACTGCTTTTGCGCCGAATGTTGTTGTAAATTTGTCGGATGCTTTTCTTCTCTTCTGGACCCAAGGCAACAGCCATATCTTCCATAACGTCTTTGACATCCTTGTGCCAGTTGTTGGCGAGGTACAAAGAGTTTACAGTGCGGCCCTTTTTTGGGTCAGAGGATTTTGGAGTTTTGCCTTCTTTGATCTGTTGTTTGTAGTTTTCACGAATGACAGGCATCTCAAAGCCCTCTGGAGCCAACTCATCAATGTCCGACATGAGGTTCTCAGTGAGTTCAATCTCCTTGGCATCAAGCATGTCAGTGAGACCTTTACCTGCCTCATCCGTACCAGCAAGTTTCCAATGTTCAGCAAGTTGGCGAGCACCCACAGAAGCTCCAGATATTGCAATTGGGAGTCCTGCTCCGATAGCTGCTGCTACCCCAATGCTGGCATAGTCATACTCACCCTCCTTCTGCAACCCAACTTTCATTTTGCTTTGTTGCACACCAGCCTCAAAAGCTGCGTTAACAGGGGCATCAGTAGCCGCTGCTACAACGCCCGCGATCATGTATCGCTTGGCAGCAGTTTTGGCTAACTGTGTGGCTACCTTACCCCCAATGAAACCAGAAGCCCAATTAAGAGGGTCCGTCAGGGCGGGTACAATGTAGCCAGTGATGCTGCTGATTCCATCAGAGAAGTTCTCTGAGCGCTCCCAGTATTGGAACATTTCGGCAAAGTTCTTTTTGTCTTCGTCTGTTCCATAAGTGAGTTTCAGCAAAGATGTCCCCAAAGCAGCGCTGTTGGTGTTGAAGTACCTCATGGTGGACTTCAGGCCCTCTGCTGCTTCTGCATCTGTTGCACCAACTTCACCCGTCCAGTTGCGCCATGCATTCAGGTATTTATCGTGTTCACGGTATTTGCCCAAAGTGTCCAGACGCCAGTAATCTTCTGCGTACCCTTGTGTAACAGCTTTTTGCTCTGGTAGGTTGTCATTTTTGAACAGGTGTTGATTCAGATGCTCCTGTGCGTTGAATGCCCCTTCGTCAACAGGAGCTTGTTGTTCTGTGTTGAACAGATGTTGATTCAGATGCTCCTCTGCGTTGAAAGGCTCTTCTTCTTCTTGCTCAACAAGGTCATCAGGCTGTTCTGTGTTGAACAGATGTTGATTCAGATGCTCCTCTGCGTTGAAGGGCTCTTCTTCTTGCTCAACAGGTGCTTGAGTCACTTGTTGCGAGGGCTGTTCTGTTGACTGCAAATTGGCAACAGGAAGCTGTGCCACAGGATCAGGTTCTGTAGCACTGCGAACAAGTTCATTCTGCATGAGTTGTTGTTTGGTTTGGGGTTCCAAAGGGAGTTATCCTTATTGGGGCTGGGGACCAAGACGCCTAACTAAATCAGCCATGGCTGCTTGCTGCTTATCTGGAGACAAATTATTAAATACGTCGCTGTTCAGATACTGTTGTACTCTTGGATCATCCCAAGATTCTATCGGGGGAGAATCACCATTTGAGTCATCTGTAGTACCGGGGGGCTTATTGGAATCTCCAGTACGAGCGGCGAGTTCCGAATGCACACTTGTAAATTTAGCAACATCATCTGGCGATTTGTAAATAAAGACTTGATTTGCAGGAATATTGTACTTCTTCATAAGCTCTTGTCGTTTAGCTGATGCCTGACTCCAAGGAACATAATGAGGGTACTCAACCCCATTTACCAAAGCAGTGACAACAGTGTGTGCTTCTTTCGCCGTTTTGTCCTTCAGGGTAGCAGCCGTCAGTGCCTCATTTTCAGCTATTTTTCTAGCCAACACAGGGTCCATTTCAGGATCAACATGGAGGATTGCTTCATAATTCTTATCCCACTGTTCTTGCTTTTTGCGGTTGGCTTCTTTGAGCTTGTTAGCCTCTATCAACTCTATTTCAGCAAGCCTGTTGGCGTGGTTTTTGACAATTTCTTCGTTTCGTTGTTTGCGCTCACCAGCAGCACCAAACTCTTTCTGAAACCCTGCACCAAACATTTCTGACGCTGTAGGCATAATTACATCCCTCCCATAATAGCATTGTCTGCACCACCGCCTGTAGGCATCATGATACCCATGTCACCATCTGTATCTTCCTCTGGGAGCATCATGTCTTCCTCAACAGGCTCTTCTTCCGCTTCTTCGCCAGTGCGCGGAGGTTGTTCACTTGTGTCAGCAGCCAGCTTCTCGGCAATGTCATCTTGGTACTCGTCTGTATCTTCCAGACGCACAGGCTTACCACCTGCCAGTTCTGTGCTTTTTGCCAACATTTCGACAGTGGGCACAGCAATCAAAACAGCCAAGTCAGGCGTCCACATACCCTGTGCAAACCCGCCAATCAAAATAGTGTCAGCAACTGCCTCAATGTTCATACCACGCTCTGCCAAATTAGCAAGCCGCACACCAACCTCTGCATTCAGGATTTTTGGCATGAGGTAATCTAGGGCCTCCTCCTCTGTCGTGAATTGAGGTGGTTGCTCATAAGGACGCGATCCCGGCTCCACAGTTAGTGATTGACCGGGAATAGGCGCGCCAACAAGATTCTTCTTGGGTTTCATGTTTGCCATTTTACTTAAATCCATGTCGATTAAACCTTTTCTCTCAAACTGTCAACGTCGATGCTGTCCATGGCCTTCATGTAGACACTGTTCAGGATTCTGTCTGCGACTTTGAAATCTTCAGGCAAATCATCGTAATTGTATTTTGCGGAAATTTTACGACCCTCGGCAACACTGTCTGTTTTCTTAGGTTCCATCAGTCCCTCCTCCGCATCAGGATTGAGTTTCCCGTCATCGTACAGGAAAGAGTAGTAGTCGGAAATATTCTTGAGTTGAGCAGCTTGCTCCACAACCGAAATTGGGCTTCTACGTTTAGCCATAATTATTCTCCCTATCCAAAGACTGCTTTTCCAGCAACAGCACCCAACACACTGCCAGCGACACCAGCAACTGCCCCTAAGATGCCGGGATCATTTGCCTCAATGGCGTCAAGCTGACCTTGGTTTTGCAGAACCTGTAGGGCAACTCTGAGATCACGGTCCATCTGATTCTGTTGGGCTTGAAAGCTGAAATCAGCGATGTCACGCCACTCCTGCCACAAATTGTTCATTGCCGTTTGGCTCATTTGCATAACATTGCTTGCATTGAACTGATTGGCGGCATTGATTGCAGCAGTGTTGGCAGTGTTGATTTGACGACGCCATTGTACATTGCTTTGATCAATTTGCAACCGCATGCTGCTGTTGAATTGTTCGCGCTGGTTACGTAATCCCGCATTGAACTCAGCAAGAGCATTTGCTTCACCAGCATTGAACCGCTCAATGGTGTTCTGCTGTTCAGCGTTGAATGTTGACACCTGTGTTTCAAGATTGGCAAAGAATTGATCGTTCTGTTGTTGGCTTTGTGCGTTGAACTGTTTGGCGGCATTCTGAGCAGCGTACTGGGTGAACAATGCCTGTGCATTGACAGCAGCGTCAGCCTGTGCAATCGGAAGTGCTGCTTCCATTGCGGCCTGTGTGATTGCCTGTCCTGCAATGCTGCTGGCTCCCATACCACGAGCCGCCATAATCTGATTAGCAGAGCGAATAGCCCCTGCCGCCCATGCTGGCACTTGTCCACCCTCAAAGTCCTCATACAAATCTGCAAGCTGACCCTGAACCGTTGCTTCATCCGTGAGTTGCAAATTGTCAGCAGTGTATTGCCCTGCTGCTGTTTTGTCAGATGCCGTTGCTGCATTGTATTGAGCGGAGGTCATCTGTGCCTGAATTGCATTCGGGTCAAGCAGCTTGCCCTCTGTAGTCAGGAAATCTTGTTCACGTTCCTGAATTAGGGTGGGGTCCAGACGCGCACCTTCAGGGAGTGTTGGATTGAACGCTTGGTCCTCCATTCTGCCCTTGATGGTTTGGTTGCCGTATTGGTCAACCGCACCGCGATATGCGCCTTCTTTAAATGCACCTGCTTGGCCTGTACCCCATTCGCCTTGATAGCCTTGGGCACGAAGCTCTTGCCGTTCCTTGAGTACGTCCAGTGGAATTGTTTGAGGGTCAGTAAATTGACCGCCAAGCAGGTCAGCACGAATGGAACCCGTGTTGGGGTCCATATATTGTTCTGTTGCAGGGCCGCGCTGTTGGAATGCGCCCTGCTCATAATTGGATACATGGGTTCCTAGAGAAACAGATGGGTTGTCGGGAAACCTGCCAACATAGTGAGCATAAAGTGCGTCAAACTGTGTTGGGGTAGGGTTTTCACCGTCCGCATCGTATTGGCCCTGTCCAGTGAAGCCGGGGTTTTGTAGTACTTCTGGATTCGCCTGTGCATATGACTGAAAGTCAAACTGATCAAATGGGACAACATTATTGGGCAAGTCTGATGTAATCTGCGACCAATCATAGTTGGACTCAGCGGGAGCACCGTAGCTATCAATGATGGATTGAGTGGTTACAGTTTGGGACTCAGGGCGAGGTACTCTCGTGTCATCTCTCGTTTGAGAAGTGTCGAGAGACGGCCCTGTAGTGGATGTCCCATCGACTGTGGTAGGTACTTCATACCGCCCGCCCGGTAGGGCATCATAATCTACAGACAAACCTTGAAAGTCGGGGCCGAGGTACTGCTGCCTAATATTATCAGAGATAACATGCTGTCTACCTTGTGCATCAGTGTAGTAGCCTTGTTGCGCCAAACCCTGATTGAAGATACGTCCTTCCCCACTCATCTGATAGAACGGGTCTTGCATGTACGTCGCATAGTCATCCGCCAATTGCAATGTTTGCGGATCAACTGTCGTCATGCCGGGGCCGGGAGCGTTATACACTGAACCCCCCGTGTAATCGAACGGGTTGTCATATGCATTAACGAACTTACTTTTGTTCTCTGGCCCGACAGCAGGATATGCCGTGGTGTAAGCAACATCTGTGCCGCCAGTGTAACTTTGAATCCAATCAGGAGCCTGATACGTATCTGCCATTGTTTACACCATGTCGCGAGGGTCCAACATTACAGGCCCCATTGGACCCATGTTGGTAGTAGAAGCCACGTCAGTCAAGCCCTGAGTAGTTGTTTGAGTGGCCTGTGGGGTTGTGGCTTGTTGCAGGGAAGGCTGCATAGGGCTTTGCATCATTGGAGAGCCAAGCATTTGCTGAACACCTTGTTGGGTTTGGTATGCAAGAGGTTGAATGTCCTGAAGCTGGCGGCTGATATCCCCTCGTTCAGACAATCCCTGCTCCCGTACATCATTCAGATTGCCAAGAGTTTGTTGGCTGCGTTGGTTGTACAACCCTTGAAACTCACCAAGCTGATTACCAAATTGGTCAAACTGTCCCCCAAGTGCAGACATTTGATCCCCATATCCTTGCAAGGCACCAAACACTGTCTGTCCTTCTTGGGTAGGAGTTCCCAGAGTGTTCTGAACATTGGCGACACCAGTGCCAACAGTACCAATGTCGCCCTGTAGGGTTGCTTGGTTTTGCATGATGGCTTCTTGTCCACCGCCAAGAGCCTGTTGTCCTTGGTACAAAGTTTCCTGCCCCTGCCCCAAGTACTGCTGCCCTTGCTCCAAACCAGAGAAGCGGGGGTCCATGACACCATACGTCGTCTGTGCTACCTCAGAAGCAGACGGACCCTGATATGCGGGAGGAGTCTGTTGTTGTTGAGGTACTGGCTGATTGCTGTACATTTGTTCCAAGGTGCCAACATCAAGGCCTTGATTTTGTGCCCAATCCCCAAACCCACCAGAGCCAAAATCGCCCGTGTAGCCAGTTTGTGACGCAAGCCACCGATTCTTGTCTGTATTGTAGCCGTAGTTAGCCATATCAAATCACCATTATCAAAATTGCAGTAACAACTGCTAGTCCAATTCCAACACAGTACTCAGTGAACGCATACGTTGGAAATTTATTACGCATCCAATACACATAATGCTCAACAACCTGAAAACAGGGGGGAACAATGAACATGTAAACACCAATTAGAGACAACCAAGGACTTATGAAGTACAGTGGTACAGCAACAGGAAGGAACCACGCATAACGCATAAACATGCCCATGAGGTCTCGCCCAAAGCTGCTTTTACTTTTGAAGAACAGGTCTCGGATTTGCCAGCCCCATTCATCATCAGGACGGCTGTTGCGCCCAAGGTCCATTTGTCTGCCGTGACCGGGGGTTTGAGCAGCAGCAAAGATGACTCCCGCCAGCACAATCAAACCCAGTGTAGTCAGATTGAGTGGAAAGGTGAGGGTAGCAAAACAAAGGGTGAGGACAAGGAACAGAGGAGTCACTGCCAGACTGATTGCCCTTCCCGGCTTCCAAGGCTTGAAGCTTCCTCCGCGCAAGCTCCAACTTACCGTCAGGGGCAAACATGCTGTAAATGCTAATATTGTCCATAGAATCTCCATTTTACGAAGGCCACCCAACCGTTACGTCAATGTTTTTCAGAGCGGTCATTGTTTTTGCTCCGTCAATTTCTTTTTGTAGTTTTGCCTCGTGGGCGTATGTGGCGAGCACGTAGTCTTCCACCGCGTCACGGACTGCAAGGGCTGTGTTATAATCTGCGTTAACAACGTGTCCAGACCGTGTTACAAACTCCTGTGTACCGCCTTTGCGCCCAAGAATGTCAGCAAGTTGTGATAGGTCTTGTTGACCCTCACGGTCTGTTTGGAATGTTACACCATTGATAACAAACCCTGCATTACGAACTCTACGTGCCTCTGTCCGTAGATTGCGAGTCTTGACTGCTTTGCGTTCTGCAAGAGTTGTGTTGCGAACTTGATTTTCATAAACAACCCCATCTTGTAGGTAAGGTTCTGTCTTAACGTCTACCTGATTTTCCCCTACATCCTTCTTCTCGACAGGAAAACATCCAAAAGTTTTAGCCTGTTCTTCGCTGATGTAGGCCGTAAAGGATGTTCGTGGAAACAAGGATTGCATCGTTCCTACAACAACAATCTCATCGTTGACAACATGCGCCACAGGGGTTATATTGGTTTTGATTTTCATTGGTTAAATCCTTTATTTCCTTATGAGTAGAACGGAGAAGGCACAGTGAAACCACTAGTGGCGTATCTGGCTGTATCTGATACCCGCCACGAAGACACGCGGTATCCGTCACCGGCTCCGGTGCTATGCCGCTGCCCTATTGAGACGTAATCCGAGCCAGTAAACGCCGTTCCGGTCTCTGTCCAATCCAGAAATTGAGAACCATTAAAAAACGCATACCAGACTCCACTTACTCGCATGAAGCATAGATGATACCAAGTCGACACTGAAGCGGAGATATAGCCAGATGTTACATTCCCGCCGTTTGCAATAATATACCAGCCTCCGAGCGCAGAACCGTAAAATCGCGGGGGTTGAGTACCATCAGTATTACCTTCAAGCGGTCCGATCCCAAACCAGTCTGCGCTGGGAAGCTGCTGGTAAAAAATCTCATGGGTCCAATCGCCAGAGTTATGCGCCATTGTACCGGGGCTTTTAAAAGTACGCCAACCAACCTCTTGTGCAGCTTGCACACAGCGATCAACTCCAGTAGGGCCATCTGTCACGCTGGATACTGTGCTAGTTCCTGTTAGGGTCACATTTGATGATGATACTAGGTCTACAAAGTCTGTTGTGCTGTCTTCGTTGAATGGGACCATCAGCTTTGTGTTGCCGTCTATGGCCCCACTCCAATCTGGACCGCCATTCCCAGCCGCACCCATTAACGCTGCTTTATTAGTAAATGGCATATTTACGCAAACGCCTGTCCTGCCGTGAATCCACGGACTTTTGTACCATCAGGGCTAAAGAATGTGAATACATCAATACCAGCCGCACTTGAAGTCAGGGTTGGAGCGGTGTTGTCAGTAGGCCACGACACTGCTGTTGCCCATGTGATTGTCGTTGTATTTGGGTGTACTTGAAGGGTCCAAGCATCGCCAGCAGAGATGGGGCTGAAGTCAATGGTGGTTGCTACGCCCGTCGTCAAGAATAGGTCATACACTCCCGATGCTGCAACAGTGTAAGCAGTGCTGACGGTAGCAGTGGTGACAGCTTCGCGAATACCTGCATTAAAGGTTGCAAGGCCGTTGTGGGTGTTTGCGCCTGATGTTACAAGAGCGCCAGAGATGTTAACATCAGCGAAAGCGGCTGTAGAGTTAACCGTCAGATTAGTGAACGTCCCCGCCGCAGCAGCAGATGCACCAATAACTGTGCTGTTGATTGTAGCACTGGTAAACACCACCCCTGCAATTGTGCCGCCAGTGATGGCAACATTGCTCTGATCAAGCGGAACACCCTGCACACCTGCAACGTTAACAGTCCAACCAGCATATGTACCAGAACCCTCTGTACGCTCAATGTCAAGGCTTACTGTCTGTGTTGCAGTCGTATAAGACGCAACCTCACCAAACACCCAGTTGTCCGCTGTTGCAGTGATAACCAATCGTGCTCCGGCAGCAATACCAAGGTTATCTGCAAGAACAAATGAAACTCCATCTGCGGTTGCAATCGTAGCTGTAGTTGTTGTGGTAGTTGAAAGAGCAAGATTATTAGCAATCTGCGTCGTCACATAGGACTCAGTGGCAATGGCATTGCCAGCAATAGTTCCTGTACTACCTACAACAAGATTGGTTACAGTCGCTGTCGTTGTGGTAACATTTGCAAAAGTTGCAGGAGCACCAGAAGCACTGACGGCAGATGTTACATTCAGATTTCCTGCTGTCAATGTAGTAAAGGTGGCAGCGGCTATAGTAATCGCAGACATATCTACAGTGGAGCCAGTGCTAAATGTCACGGTTCCTTGAAATGTGGCGGAACTCGTGTTGATGAGATTACCAAAAGTAGCTGCCGTAACAGTGATTGCAGACAAGTCAACAATTGAACCTGTTGCAAGAGTCAGTGTGCCGCGAATAGTTGCGGCGGTGGTGTCAACATTGCTCGCGTAGACAGCATTGAAGCGTGCCCCTGCGAGACCAAGATCAAAGGATGTTCCAGTAGGAGTGTAGAGGTTTGTTGTGTTGGCTACTAGGATTTCGGTCCCAGCAGCATCAAAGCGGAGAGTGTCTTCGTCAGCCGTGGACTCCACACGAATGCGCGTGTCCCCATCAGCGTCAGAAATCAGAGGAATCAGAGCGCCTTCGCCCGTGGTCCCGTCATGTCTGTGGCCTGTAGTTTCACTGAAGGCGGATTGAAGTTGATTGTACTCAGCATTGAGCGGAGAAGCTTGCACAACTGCTCCCGCCGTGATGTTGGCTGCTGATTGTCTTGTGTACCCTGCCATGATTAAATATATTTCCTATCTTGCCAGATATTCACCCCTTTTGGAGCGTGATGAGCCTTCGTGATGATTTGAAGGTTGTCCGCAGTGTGTGAGCCACCTTTTGAAAGTGGTATTATGTGGTCTACTTCAAAGTTGGGACCGAGTATTGCAGCCTCTGCGTAGATGATGTCCACTTCCAGTTTTTGGGTAGGTGTCCAATTAGCCTCCCAGCCCCTTTTTATTGCACGGCGTTTTGCTTCTTTCTTAGCTTCTAACCCTCTATTGTGAGTTAAATTCCTCTGACGCCACTCTTTCATGTACTCAGGGTTATCTGCCCTCCACTTACGAAGGTATTCTGTTGCGTATCCCTTGTGGCGTTGAAGCCAATCTCTTTTCTTTTCTCTGTACTTTTCAGGGTTTTTAGAGTAACGTTCTCTGCTCTGAGCGTTTATCTTATCCCTATTCACCTGTTGCCAAGTTCTATTGTATTTCTTCTGGTACTCGACATACTCCTTTGACCTGACTCTATTATTATCACATTCTATACATACGCCGCCAGAAACGTACCTTTCAGAAACATGCCCACGCTTACAGGGCTTGCCTGTAAAATACCGTTTTAACCCTTGCTCTTGTGCTTGCTTCTTACTGATAACTTCCATTTCTTAAGTTACCTCTCTTTGACTGTCCCTAAAGCTAACTACCATTCCCTGTATACTGTGGGCTGCATTAGTTAATCCCGTAGTAACAAAACTGAACTTAATGCTGGGGGAAGAGCCGACAAGGTTTGTGCGACGACTGTTGCGCCCCTCTCCATCGTACAGTATCCCTGTGTCATCATACAAAGTGGTAAAATCATCATACAAAGCTGACAATGCCGTTATGCTCTCTGTGTAGTTACTGGGTGACTCATAATCTGAGTCGTCAAATGCATAATTCAAACCAAGGAAATAGCTAAATTGCCCCTCTGCCCTGATGAATAGATGAAGTCTGCGCCAATCCTTTAGGGTCTCCGTGTTATCAAAGAACAAATAAGGAGTGTCATAAACTGTGATGCGCTCAGACCCATTAAAGGTGTTTACCCCTTGCTTTGTCTCATAGACGAACCCGTCGTTACCTCCATGAATAACGCGCTCAACACCCCTAACAAAACCAGAGTCAGCGCAGTTCGCCTGAATACCCAGCAGATCACCGAATTCCCACGAACTTTGACCACTTGGCATGTATCGTTTACCCCCAATTATTCCAACACCCTCGGCTTGTGATTGGCTGCTGTCATAAATGTAGAAGCGAAACTGGGTCTTGTTGCGTATAACCTGCCCGACGACATTAGTGAGATCATACAAGTTAGGGTAGTTAATCAAAGTTGCTTTAACATTCTCTGAAATAGTCTCAAGCTCAACATCACCAATGCGGTCAGTACCACTAATAGTCCGTACCCCATCAGCAGACAGGTAAATAAGATCACCCCCAACAGTAACAAGAGCATCCCTGCTAACAATACCAATATTCTTAGTGACATCAACGAGTTGAAAGTCAGTGCTATTGTTTCCTGTAATCTTTTTAATTTGGTCATCACCAAAGATATAAAGATCATCACGAAACACACCGCCCGTCTTCACCTCAAAACCAACATTGACACTAATAGCACCAGCCCCAGTTGTGAACCCATCAGGATCGTTAGGGGCACTCAGGACAACTAGATTTGCTTTAGTACCCGACATACCCATGTACGCAAGGTGATTTTTGAAGTCTACCGTTACAGATGCACCTTCGATATCCGTGGTGTCAGCAGATGTTAGCACTGTCCACCCATCAGCAGAATTGTACGCAGCGGGGAAGTTGACACCATCTGTAACTGTGTAGGCTTCTTTGCCCTCAAAGTTATACTTGCTAACTCTCAGACGGCTAACGCCTACAGAGCTTCTAACGTCCGCAGTCCCAGTAGTGAGGACATTGATGGCAGCGGTAGCCCAGCCAGCGCCAGTAACCCACCTGTAAACATGATACTGGGAGCCAGTTGTACCTCGGGCCGCATGTACGGTATCCTGATAAATCCAGCACCCTAATGTGGCATCAGTTCCCGGCAAAGCAGTGGATGTTGTATCATACGGTTGGAAACCATCAACAGTACGGTAGCCGCCACGCTGAGATACTTCGTAGTTCAACAGTCGCGTTGCTGCACCGGGGAAATCATTACTCAGTGTCAACGTGTCTTCGTTGGTGAACAACCCTCCGCGACAGGCTATGGCCTCGCTTCTAATCAAATCTGGCATGCTATGTCACCCTGACGAAGCCAATGCTGCCACTGTTAGCACTTAGTCGTGTGTCCTTGACACGAGGATAACTGTTTGTTAGAATGGACCGCATACGGGAAACCCCAATTTTAAACTTTTGCTCAAACATTGCTGCTTGGTTCTCGTTGCCACGCTTGCTATTCAAATACCAGCAAGCACCATTAATGATGACCTGCCCGAAAGCATCTGGGATCAAGGTTGTGTCCGTAGCTGCTGTTAACTCAACGGGGTACAGATATTTGGTGTAGCGAACAGTATAAGCTTGATTGGGGCGAGGAGTGAAACCAAGATTGCCATTAGGATAAGTAAACACTCTCTCAGGAACAGCGTAATCACTGGAAGTAGCATCTCCGTCTCGTTGAGCGAAAGTCTTCGTGTATTCATCGAAGTCAATAGGCTTCAGCCAGCGCTCTCCAACAGACAATGCATCGTTCTTCTTCAACATAACAGTGTCAAGATCAACGTACTTTGTATCCGCAGAAGTTGCGTACTCCTGTGTACCAGCTACCATCGTGATTTCAGCAGTGGTAACATTAAAAGGCCAACTCCACTCATACATGTTGATGTCTTGAATGGCATCGTTGACAGAATCCTTTGCCAACTTAATTTCAGGGTCTGTAGTGGTCTCAAAAGTTGCGCTCACAGCTTCCTTAGAACCAAAGCGGCGCAAAGTTCTGTTCGTCAAATCTAGAAAGTTCAAGGCCACTTGTTAATCCTTTAACTAAATGTACGAAGGAGCTAGATGCTGTTCAGCAGGAAGCAGATTTGAGGGGAAGAGACGGAAGATTTCGGGGAATTTAGACACCATATTGTCCCACACCTCCTTGTTAGCTGTGTTACACATTACATTGTGTACCTGTTCATCAGCCGGGATGTATTTATTATTGAGGACATCCATCAGATAATCCTGTAAATAATATTCTCCAATTACATGCACGGATACATCTGGCCCCAATAAACGGAGTGCTTGTGATGCTTCCTGTGCTGCTCCCATCATGACAAAATTGGTGAGTACTTTGTTACCATTGTTTAGGTGGACAGGAATTGGGGCTGTTTTAGTAACTGCTTCTCTATCCCCGTTGACATGCGTTGTCTCGTCAGAAACCCAACTTAGGTCAAACCCATACACAACAATCTTCTTAAACCCCATGTAGGCTGCTAGGCAAATAGTTTGCAGTGTGGTGTTCGAACCTTGTGCGATACACTTAGAGGAGGGCACATACGAGGATGCTGTGCGGCTCAGAAAACGGTATGTTTTATTCTTTGGGTACTTCTCAAACATTTCTGGTAGACACTGAGTGCTGATGAAATGGACCGTACCGGGGGTGTCGTGAATGTACTTCAGTTCAGTAGGCTTAGTGTCAAGGTGTACGTTGTAATCAACTTTTACACCATTTTCGTGCAGAAAATTGCCCGTCTTAACTGAAAACACACGGACATTCTTGTCTCTGCTGTGGCGGGCAATGTCGGCAATGTTGTCTTTCAGACTTGGACCCGCACCGCATATAATGGCTGTCTTACCTTTTGCCACATTTTTGTGAGAACGTAGATATGCTTGGATTGACTTTGCACGATTTTTGTTCGCTTCATGATTCGCTCTTAGGTTGTCTACATTGTCTTCACATTGCAATTTAATCAAAGGTTGACTCCTACGTCACTTAGAGAAAGGAGATGAGGGCACCACCTAAGTAGCAGTGCCCCCACATTAGTTAAGCGAGTTGGTCGCGGTCAACGTCTGCTGCTTCCTGAACCTGACGGACATCCGTCATGAATACAGTGAAGCGAACCTTGCCGTCAGACGGTACAACAGAACCCGGTACAATCAGGGTCATGTCGATTGCGTCCTCTGCCGAGGTTGCATTAACAGAGTTTGCACCAAACGGAAGCAGACCATTCGAACCCGGTGCAACGAAGCCCAGAGTGTTAAGGTCGCCACCATCGACAAAATCGTCACCACCTGCAACATCAAGGTCAAACGTAGCACCCGTCGAAGAGTCTACAGTAAGAACCTCTGCAATTGCACCGTGAAGCAGAGTGTATGCCGGGACGGGCATAACCTGAATCACATCAGCAGTAGCGAGAGCCGAACCTTTAGTGGTGGTTGCTTCTGCGAGGTCGATGACACGCACGACTTTGTACGGTCCCGGCCCAGAGAGGCGGGAAACGTGGTTGGCGTTTGCGCCTGAACCTTGGCGAAGATCAATAGTAGCCATTGGTATCTATCCTCCTTACGCGATGTTTACACGCGCTGTCACGATTGCTTCAGGACGAAGAATCTTCATTTATATTCAATGAGGGGCGGTAATCCTCACCCGCTTGAAGGTATTTAATTGCCGATTTTAAGATTGTCGCGCTATCTTTGAAAAGACCCAGCCCATGATTGCATGAACTACACAACAAACCTCTTACCTTACCCGTATCATGGCAATGATCAACAAAGAGGCGAGAAGTCCTATTACTAGAAATCTTGCTTTTGCAGATGGCACATTTTCCATCTTGATCATCAAATATCTGTTCATATGTTTCCCATGTGATGTCGTAAGTACGTTTAATGAAGGCTTTGTACTTCCTGTGCTCATTACATGGTTTACATTTTGACCTCATTGCAATACCTCCAAAAGACCGTTTATCTCGCTCTAAAGAGTATTGTGATGGGTCTTTGAACTTTCCGCAGGATGTGCATACTCTGCCTTTTTCATGCGGGTGTCCATTGGGTAACCTAAGTTTCTTCGACAATTTTTTACCTCATAGCTGCTGTATGTTTCCATACAGATTAGACTATATCAAACACTGGTGTTTTCCAGTGTCCCCCTATTTCCCACTCCCTTGAGTGGTACGGGATGTCTCCCTAGTCGTTACACGTTCCCTTGTAAGGGCTTCGCTCGGTATTGTCTTAGCCTCGTCCATGAGCCTTAGAGTTTCACCGAATTAAGGGGGTTTCGAATGTAGATCACTCTACATAAGCGCAGTACCTAAGAATATTAAGCAATATTAACGCGAGCGGTAACGATTGCCTCTGCTCTCAGGATTTTACGACCATACATGTGCATACCACGGACAATATCCGCGAAGCTGTCTGGATCACGGTAGCTCTCAACTTTGTTGATCTGCTCCGCGCATGCGACAGCCGACTTGTGACCAGCAACAACAACACCGTAGTTGGTGCCCTGTGCAGCGGTACCAGAAGTTCCAGCGCCCGTACCAATAACTGGCAGGTTGTTAGAAGTGTAGATTTTGAAGCCACGAATCATGCCTTCACCTACGCGACCATTGCGAAGAAGATTCTCGCTAGAGGAAACGTAGTCATGGTTGACAAGCTTAGACTGCTCATCACCCAACACTTCAAGGAACACCGGATCAACAATGACCCAACGATCTTCCTGTGGAACAAACTGCTGATCCAGAAGACGCTTCATGCGGTTCAGAACCTGCAACGGCGAAGCAAAGTTCGACGTGTTAGCAGTCGGGTTAGCACCAAGCGGGATGGAGTCCCCAGCGCTTGCAGCAGTCGTACCGAAATTGTTGGAGAAATCGGTGCGGTCAAGCTGCATGGTAGCCAACAGACCCTGACCATTCGTGGTGCTGATTGGCGAGGTGCCGGATGCATCAGCAGAAGTAGCCGTGGTGTTAGCGTTGCTGTGCAGAGCCGACTGAGTGTAGCCAGTAAGGTAACCAAGAACGTCTTGGTCATACTGGTCTTTCAGGCGGTAGCCAGCGCGAGAAGTCGCGAGGTCTTCCCAGTTGTGATGAGCATGCTTCTCTTCGATGTCGTCAATCTTGAAGGCAAAGTAGTTTGCCTGATCCACAACCATCGTGAAGTCTTCATCATCGAGGTCTTGAGCGGTGATTTGAGTACCGCGAGAGTAAGCTGAAACCGAAATTTCAGGCTCTTTGATGATACGGACGGAATCACCCATGTTGGAGATTTCACCGTAGTAGTCGTTGTTGCAAATGTCCTGACAAACAGAAGATTTGCGAAACGCGAGTTGGGCCTTTCTAGAATAGATAACAGGACTGAAATTCCCGTTAGGAAGGTTGCCCCAACCTGCTGCTGCGCGGAAAGCCATGATTTAAGTTCCTCTGAATAGCCTTTCCAAGGCGGCAGAGCTAACTCTATTCGAGGCCACAAATTACTTAATGCGGTGTCCTTTCGGGGCGCTGTTGAATCGGTGGGTATTCGTTGTTAGCAATAATATTAATGGTTCCACATGTCTACATTGGGTATCCAGAATATGGGGCCAATTTGTGAAATGTGGTAATGACAGAGTACTATCCCCGTCATTACCTATAGTTGTACCACATTTTTCACCATTTGTCAAGTAAAAAACGCATTACAAGTGAATTTTTTTTATTCTGTCGGTCGATGCCCGCTAATATCATACAGGAATTGACCGTCCCTAATAGCCTGAGTAATGTCAGCTTGGTTCTCTTCGTACCATTCAGCAGAATTGCGCTCAATCATGCTTTCAGAGTACTTGAACTTGCGCTTCGGCTTAGGTTCGCCTTTGTCGGTGCGTTTCATTGGTGCATCTGCAACTTCCTCGGCAGGTGACTTTTCTTTTTTCGCCTTGGGTTTGCTAGACGAGACACCTGTCTCCAATTTGTACATGTTGATGACATCAATGATTGCATCAGCATCAGGGTTCTTACCCTCTTTAATAATGCTTTGTACAAATTGAGATTTACCACTCAGCCATGAAGCCCATTTAGGGTCTTCTTTGATCTCGCCCATGTCGGGGTGAGCTTTCATGATTCGAGATACAACACTTTGACGCCTGATGTTTTCATCAATTTCGTCAACTTTCTTCAACTTTTTCTCAATGGTTGGTTCAATAGTAGACAACTCATTGCGAACATAAGTCTTCAGAATTTTGGCAAAGTCTGGATAGGTCTCAGCGAATTGGGCAATGTCTTCAGGGGAGGACATGCCTTTCATCATTTCTGCTTGTTGCGCTGCGCCCTCCAAGCTTTCAAGGCGCTCTGCTAGTTCTGCAAGGCGCTTGTCCCGCTCGTTGATTTGCTCTTGGGACCATCGGCGTAAGTCACCGTGGCGTTTTTTCCAATCATGTCCATCACTTTCTTCTCGTGATTTCTTCGTGCTTTCTCCTGATTCTTCCTCCACATCTGATTCTGTCTCCTCAACCATGATTTGGTCTTCATCTGTGGCCTCCTCATCGCTATCGTCATCAAGGTCAGGTGCAAATGCTTCATCTGCCATTTTAGCATCATCCGCACGAGCGCTCTTGTGCGCCGCTTCAAGCTCTGCAATTTCTTTCTCAAGGTCTTCTGTATTCTGTCGTGTTGACACAAAGTCTCCACTCTTCATTACCGCAACTTTCTCAGCCATGTTAACTCCTGTGGTCTGGGGGCCGTTTCGGGTAGCCCAGCAAAGCCCATGCCTACACTTGGCAGACATGGGTATTCAATGTTATTTCTTGTAGTTGGCTACTGCTGGTGGGACGACTAGACCGCCCTGTTTGTACCCCATACCTTCTGCACCAGCAACTCCTTCAGCAGAACCAGCCCCAGCAGAACCAGCGGCTCCCATACCACCCTGACTACTTTCTGCTTGGGATGTATCACTATCTTTTCCAATATTCTCGGCAGCGCTAGCAAAACCAGAACCGTCATTTGGGTCTGTATCATCATCGTCAGAAAGTTCTCCGGGTTTTGACTCATCAGCAGGACCCCCCCAGCCTACATCAGTTTGCTCAAATCCAGCATCTTCCATAGACAAGTCAGGCAACCCTAGAGGAACCCCCATAGACCTTGCTATTCTGCTAATTAATGCCTTAGAAGTAGGTATACTACTGAGAGCCGTTTTTGCCCCTGCTACTTGACCATGCTTACCAACTAATCCTTTGTCGTTAGCTTGATTTGATACATGTTCTTTTTGAGCATCAGTCAAATCATGTTTATCTAAATTACCTAGATTAAATCCGTTAACTGCCATGTCTACCGCAGTTGCCGCAGGGATGTCACCATAATCCATCGTGTCAGGATTGTCATGGTCCCCCATACCTCCCTGATTCTTCATGTTAGCAATGGCAACATCATAGTCCGTATTCGTCCCTACCATTTTACCGTCCTCAGTCTCACCGGGACGCAAATCTGCTGCCTTCTTACCCTCAACCTCATCTTCCTTCTCGGGTTGCGTGTTGCGGCGAACTGTGTAATCATAAAAGTTAGGGTTGATATGTGGGCCGGGATAGCCACCCCAAGCCTGTGGACCAAGCTGATACGGGTAGAACTGATATGGGCCGGGATTCTGGTAAGGATTGTATCCTTGCGGGTAGGTCACCTGACCCCCATTGGCATAATTGCCCACTTGCGGCCCTGCATGATATGCCTGATTACCTGCTCGTTGGGCATGTGCCATTTGAGGACCAGCAACAAAACCGCCATTTGCCATAGGTAGTCTTTGGGGTTGACCCTGCTGCGCCATGGGAGCAGGGCGCTGTTGCATTTGTGCCATTGGTCCCCGCTGTTGCATTTGCTGCATTTGCGGTGGTTTCGGTTGGCCCTGTTGCATGGGTTTCATCTGTGGAGCAGGGCGTTGCTGTTGTTGAGGCATCTGAGGAGTTCCCCCAATGCGACCTTGTTGAGCGGCTGTGTTCAAATCCTTTTTACCAGAATCAACAAGCTTGTCAAAAAATTCAGTACCTTTCCGACGAACTACCTCCGCTGGAATTACATATTCACCGGGAGACAACTTCGCAGGAATGTTGTCTGCTTTATCTTGCGGCATAACGCCGGGGGGTAGTTTCATGTTGTTCATCATTCGCCTCGTTTGTATTCGGCTTCCCAAACACTGGGGTCACGCGAGATTTCGCGACGGAGCCGTTCCAGTGCTGTAATTCCTCCGTTAATCATGTGTAGTCTGTCAACAGTACAAGACTCAGCTAATTCTTTTGTGTAACTACGAATGCAGTTGTTGACAATGGTCTCAATGTGTGCTACTGTGCGCCTGTCTTTTGATACTTCGTGGTAAGCTTGTGCTACGTCTTTTATCATTGTGGTGTGGCTCCTTGCGGCGGTTGCGGTCCTTGCTGTTGTGGGTTACCAGTGAATCCCGGCATTCCCGGCTGTTGTGGCATGCCTACTCCCGGTACACCACCTCCACCACCTTGTGTGTCAGTAGGGCTAGTTCCCGGCGCTTGGGGTCCTCCAGCACCTTGCTGGCCTTGGCCTGACATTTGCATGATGTAGGCTTGCAGCATGGTTTCTTCTGCGTCGTTCAACATTTTGTCAGGGTCAAGGTCCATGCTTTTGGCAATTTCTCGAAGCAAGTAAGGCCAGCGTACATGCGGAGCCATAACAGGATTAGCTGCCTGTTGCATAAACATTGCCAGACGCTGGCTGCGGATTTCATTGGTCAGCAGGGCATCCGTGCCTCGTGCAGCAACAACGACATCACCAACAGCCTCTTCGTCATATTCAAACATCATGTTGTATTCAAACAAAGCACTGGCAAGGTTTTCCAGAGTGTTGTCGTAGCTCTTAATAATTGTCTTGATGTTTGTGGATGCGGCTCCCATCAACATGCTGATACCAGAGGCAGTACGCCCGACACCTGTTACCCCTGTCTGTCCATGAGCAAAGCTGGGGAAGCCTGTGCTTTCGTCTGCAAGCTGACGCATCTTATCAAACATCAACATGTTCTCTTGCGTGGTGTTGTTCCACTTGATGGCAGTGATGGCTTGTCCAACAGCCCCTGACTGACGGCGGAATACTTTTCCCGGCTCCAGAGTCAAATCCTGCCCCGGTACAAGCGCGTCCTCATCAATTTCCACAACAATGTCGCCAGATTTGTTGGCATTGTCTACTGCCATGCGAGCAAAGCCGTTCATGAGGAGTTGAGTATCTGCCATGTTTTCAGCAAGACCAACACCGTAGAAGTTGTTAGGATTGTACTCATAGCGGAATACATGGAACGGTACTCGTTGTGGGCGATACGGGTTGAATGCGAACTTCAATACCTCACCGTTACAAATCCAAATGCTGACAGCAAACTCATCGTCATCCTCATACTCTTCTGGAATGTTAACATCTGCGAAAACATCCATATCATCCTCAAGAGTGTCTCGACCAATCAGTCCCCAATACTCGTACACAGCGTACCGTTCATTACTGGCCTCTACATCATCATCCTGAATGGAGTTATCCCACCACTCTTCGCTGTAATCTGGTCCTGCGGAGATGGCATCATCAATTGCATTCGAGCGAAATGATACGCGCTTTTTCAAAGAACGAAGGTTACTTGCCGACATTCTGCGACGAATGACACAATATTCCATGTCAAAATCACCATATGCCTCTGGATCAGCATAAAAGTCCCAAATGCGAACATGTTCAAAGGAAGGAACCATTTTCTTTTTAGGAGCATACACTGCCTTGCCGCCTTCCTCTTCTGGGGCGTCCCAGTAAGGATATTCTTTCTCGACAGCATATGGCCCCTTCATGACCCCCGTACCATACAACACAGAATCAAACAAAGCCCTCTTCAAAGATTCATGGGCTTTACCTTCTGTGAACTGATCCTGCATTTTCTTGTCCATGCGGCGGGCTGCTTCTTCAGCAGGGAAGAAGTTCAATGCGGAGGGAGTGTTACCTGTTCCCTCTTTCACTTGCCCCATGATACCCTTGAACATATCCTTAATGGCCCCCAGATTTATGGTCGCACCGGGGGCAGGGTCTTTACCATCACCGGGGAATCCATATGGGCTTTGTGGCGCGTCTGTGTCTTGTTTAGGGGCCTTTGGGTCTACATGTACAGACTCCTCTACACCCTCTGGAACAGGTGTCGGTTTCACCATGATAGGGAACTTGTTACCATTGTTAGGGAACATGATCTCATGAATAATGCCATAAGCAGCAAGAGTTTTGGTTTTGGTGATCTTCAAAAAGAAGTCACTCTCCTCAACAGCCCTATACTGGGTGTTTGGGGTGTTCTCACCACGATAATTTACATAGGCCTCAAGCCAGCGCTCTTCCATTTCACGGCGGGTCTCTTTGGCACGATTAAATCGCCCCATGACAAAAGACTCAACACCAGCAAGGTCTGTTTCAAACTCCCCACTGTCCTTGTCGTCTAAGGCTTCAGTTTCAAATCCTGTCTCTTCGTTCATGGTATTCCCTTAATAAAAGTAGCGACCAGCGCCAGAGCGTCTTTCATTACGCATTTGAGTGATGTTATCACCAAAGTCGAAAACTGATTTACTGCGTGGGCGAGACATAATCCCGTATCTAACAGCATCATAAACGTGATCGTGTTCGTACTTTGTGTCAACATCCTCGTTATTATTCTTATCCAACGGGATGACAGGCAGGTATGAAATTGTATTCACACATGTGTCAAATATCAACAGCTTTGGCTCATCAAGAATAGGATCATCTGCTAACATTTGGTGTATCATGTTCTTCCCGGCTACTCGACTGCCTTTACTGCGGTCAGAGGGCTTCCAACGACAACCAAGCTTAATCATGGTTTCGGCAATACTTTGCCCCACATCCCCTCGTTTTGCCCAACAAGAACTATCCAGAACCCCATATGACGGTTGCCATTTCTTGTCGCGCTCATTCACCATATGGGCAAGTTCTACAGCGTTGACTTCCTTGACATATAGTTCGTCAACAATTATGATTTGACCACTAGGCATAACTGCCAACCAAACCACAGCAGAGTAACTACTGTAACCATAATCACAAGCTCTAAAGGTTTTGACACCTGACGGCAATTCAAAAGGCTCAATGACATGCTTCACCCTGCTGAACTCTTTGAAAGCAGCCCCTTCAGCAACATCCCAACTTCCGTACAACAAAGCCTTACGTTTGTCTTCTGGAAGGGCCAACAGACTTTCAAGATACCCACTGGTTGCCAGATAGGGGTTGTCAGAAAGCTTGCTAGGGATGAAGCGGCGCTTAAACAGTGGCTGTCCTGTTTCAGGATTAAGCAATGTTTCACCTGTCTGAATATCCGTAGCATCAAAGGCTTTACCCCATGGGGCAGGATCAATAAACATCTTCTTGACCCAAGAATGTCCCGGCCCACCGGGGTTGGTTGTTGCTCTCATGTATGGAGTAATGTTTGGGTTGGTTGTCCGTAAACGAGAGCGCAGGAAATCCCATGCATAAGGAGTAGGCCAATACGTCAACTCATCAAAAGCAATGTAACTAAATGCCTGACCATGGTATCGACCAACATCATCATCGCGGTCCAGATAGGTCATCCATATTCTTGCACCAGAACTAAATGTCCATTCACTATTCTTTTCAGACCATCTAGCACCGGGGTCAATCTTGGGGTACATCTCCTTGGATTTCTGCTTCAGTTCGCGCAATTCGTCGTTTGTGCGGCGCAGGATCAAAGCAACATAATCCGAATAAATAACCCCCCGCATACAGTCTGCCAACAGTGCATAGCTCTTTCCGCCCCCTGCTGCACCACCAAAGAGTACTTCCTTCTCAGGAGCAGCCAGAAACAAGGTTTGGGGACCGGGGTTAGGGCGGAAGACAACATTGTCCTCATCATCCCTAGCAATGTTGTTCTTGTGATCCTCAAGAAGCTGTTCCTTGATATCCTGTTCTTCCTGTTTGGCTTTCTCCTCCTGAATAGCCTGTTTCAGCAACTCTTTCTTACTGGGCTTCAACATCAGTTTGCCACGAGGACTGCGTGTTCCTCTTTTTGAGGAAACTCCCCTACTCCACGATTTGGCACTGCTTCTACGATTTTTATCTGTAGGGTATTCAGCCACTATTACTCTTCTTCTGTTTGGGGTGCGTCTTTAGGAGGTAAAAACATCAAACCGGGACTTACCTCAACTGCCATCTTCTCTACTTTTGTGACACCAACGCCACGGTCCAAAATATTGCCAGCAGCAGCCATTCTGTCACGAGCGGAGCCATCACTACCGGGGACACCGCGCATGATGTCTATCATCGTCTGAGCGGCCTCTGGACCTCCTTCTACCAACAGGTCTTTGGTCATCTCCGTGATTTCATCTTTCAGGCTGCGAGCAATCTTCATTACATGATTGCTTTTTTCGTTGATGGAATAGCCCGCGCGAATAGCTGCTTCGCGGTACTTATTGGAAACAGACGGTTCATTCTGAAGGATGTCGTACAAATGCTCCAAGAAAGATTGCTGTCTTTCAGTCAATTGTCTAGGCACGTTTTGTCCTCCCTTTGTTTGCAGGTTGTTTCTTTCGATTAGCAGTTTTGCTAACAAGGCGAACTCCTTTTGAGTTCTTGCCGTTGAATTTTTTATCACCCTTAGTTGTGTGATCCACTTCCATCCCTTCAGGAACCCTTTTCAGGCCTTTTGCCTTCAACAAGGCGCGTTTGTCGCGGGTACGCTGGGTGTTGGCCTTTTGGTTGCGTTTGCGATAAGCGTTTTCCTTGTCGTAATCCCGTAGTTGACCTTTTGAGTCGCGCTTTTTGCCTACGGTGGTTTTAGGTGCTTTTGGAACAGCCATTAGGTGCCATTCCTTTCAATCAAACTATCCAACTTAGATGAAATTTTTTCTGTTTGGCGAATAATGAAATCTTGTCCAGCCTCTAATCTGGCAATGCTGTTACCCATAGCAGTAACCTTACCTTCGAGTTCACCGACTCTATCCCAAACGCGAACACGTTGTTCAATCTGAAATGTCCTGTTTTCAGCAACTACATTTCTAAGGGCTTCAAGCGCCTTCGTGTTGCTTTCCACACCTTCCTGTAATTGGGTGTAACTAACAACTACCCCAACAACAACAAGCACAGCAGTAAGAATGTTACCTAAACTAACTCTAGGCTCAATTTGTACAGGCATTTTTATCTTCCACCCCAAAGTTTATTTTCGAGTTGTTGTACTCGACGCTCCAGAGACCTTACAGTCTGTTTTAACTCTCCGTACTCTTGAAATGCCTTGGGATCAAGGCGTTTTTCAATAGCTACAATGCGATCATGGTTCTGCTGTAGGCGATACTGCCCAACGGAGAAATCCCCAGCAAGAACAACGATTGCCGTGATAATGAACCAATACTGCTTCAGGAATGTTGCAGCACCGCTTTTAACTTCATCAACCATGCTAGCATTTCCAACGTTTACGGGCGGCTTTTCCTCGTTCACCTGTCCAGCCGCTACTTCGTGCACAGAAACTCTTCTTACGAGCCGCATCTTTCTTTGTTTTTGGGTTAGGCGCAGGAGCCTTTAATTTGCTCCCCGTCTTTGCGTTGTATTTTGCCCGCCCCTTTGCAGTCAAACCTGCTCCCTTGCTGACGGGAAGTTTTTCACCTCTGCCGACAGAGAGGTTTGGTCCCTTTTTACGTTTAGTTGTTGCCACAGACACACTCCCCATTTACACATTTGCATACGGGCTTATTGCGGTTTGGGTCCATAGCCTCAAGACGATTCAACTTGCGCTGCATTTCTTGCAATTCACGACGCATACGGTTGATTTCCTCTTGAATGATATCTTTATTTTGCGTCATGGGGAGCTTCCTTCCATTGGTAACCACAATTGTTGCACTTACGCAACATGGACTCAGAAGTAAGAATCTTCTTGTATTCTACACTCACTGTAGAAGAAGAACACTTTGGACATTTACCTTGGGCATTGTACTTTTCTAATTTCGCCATAATAAAACCTTACTGTCCTAGAACAAAGGACTCATAACTAGCGCCTGTAGGTAACTTTACATAACCTAGAGTGGCAGAACAATCCGTAGCACCAGTAACGACCATATCCAAACGAGCGTTAACCCATCCCCGAAACTTACCAACAACAGGGAGAACAATGTTGGCAGGTGCATCGTTACAAAACACCTTAAAAACTGTAATAGAATTTGTACCGTCAGTAAATTGAATTTCTACTGAACCTCCTGTTCGTTTTTCAGTGTTTAACACAAGGTCGGTAATCTGTATGCACCCACCTGATATAGGGGTAGTAACTGTTGTTGTCCCTGCGCTACTACGTTGCACGTTTGTGTAGGTTCCGTGGGTTTGCATAGCATTTGTGCTAACAAGAAATACCTCATTTCCGCTGATAGTTTCTGTCTCTCTCCACAATTCTTCAAAATGGAGAGCCTGATGATTCTTTGAATCAACTAAAACAGCATTTACTGTCATGTCTAACCTTCACCAAATTCCGCTAGATTCAACACAACAGCATTCACACTAACCCCAATCGTTTCCCCGTTTGTAGCGTTACCTCCACCAACACCTACGGTAGACCACCCGAGCAACCATGTGGTATCAGGGGTGATGATATTTGTTGCGCGCATATTGCGTTGCTGGCTGGCGTTGCTGCCAAGATAGAACGCGTGGGATTGTTGTCCACCTGTGTAGGTCATATCAGAGGAACCATCACTGACAACAAACGTAGCAGACAAAGCGTCAGGTTTACCAAAGTTTTTCTGAATAATACCATCAGATGTGGAAGAAGTTTTGTCTGTGCCGTTGCTGACAGATGCAGGTTGCTTTACTTGTAAGATTTTGACGGGGGTTGTGAGGGTGTGTGCGTCAAAGTAAATTATGGTAATAAGGATGCTGTCTGTGTTGGAAGTGTTCTTGATGTACAACAAACCGCCAGAAGAGGCTGCTGCTAGGTGGCATTCTGCATGAAAGATGTAACTGTTTCCTCGGATGGATTCAATTGCCTCTTCTGCAAAAGACTCAGAGCGTACAGAAAGTTGGTTGTAATTTGTTACTCGTGCTAGAGTACCATCCGTGTTGTTCTTGATGTTAAATTCCATGATAACAGTACCCCCCTATTCTTCTATCTGTGCTTGATATGCGAACACAATTGCCCGAACAGTCATGTTTGTGTTACCAGAAGGAGGGATACACCCGATTGCAAAAGTGTTATTGCGCTCCAACACAAATGGCCTTGCCGCTTGTTCAATCTCTTGGCGGCGTGTAGTGCTAGATAGAGTCACAATGCCCACGTTAGTGCCGTCAGTGAGTGTGCGGCCTTCTTGACCAACATAAGCTAGTCCCGGCATGACATCTGGACCGGAGAAATTACGATTACGCACTGTAGCATTTGTTGCGCCGCTGACAATAGTTCCTGATGTACCATTTTTATACAGTGTAAATCGAGTGTCGTTTGTGCCGCCCCCCGTAGAATCACCATTGGTGAAAATGTAGTTTGTGATAAACAGTTTTGTGTTACTTGCGGGTATATACTTAATCCACAACAGTATGGATTCAGAGTCAGACGTAAGTGTTACATCTCCAGTAAGAATAGTGACGTGGCGCTGAAAATAAGCGGTGTATGCCCCCGGCGTAATAGACTCAGAGATAACACTCAACTGATTATCACCAAGCACCTTAACAAGTTTTCCGCTAGGTCCTTCAAGCATTGTATTAGACATTAGTTATCACCTTTATTAGATGGCATTACTGACCAATGCCTTTCAGGAGCAGATTAGTGATCTGTTGTTCATGTATCAACGTATGTAGCAGATTGTTAGTTTCCCGCAATTCTAAAACCAATGAGGAATCAATGCGTGCGTCTACCTCAAGTGCCCCATCATTTGTTAGTTGAATAGGGACACGTTTTTCCCCATTTTGGATAGTTCCAAGGGCGAGTTGTCCCCGCGTTGTATCCACTCGTGGATGACGACCAGACATTGTTAAACAAAAACCCCAACAACAACCCCAACAACAATTGCAACAACACCAACAATTGCAACCCATTTGAAGTTGCTACCATCGTCCATCTTTGCAGACACTTTTTGGTACTCAGAGTGGACTTTTGCTTGCACCTCTGACGGCACTTCGTCAATCTTTGCCTCAACACTGTCGCCAAACTGTTTTGCGCGCTGGTAAGCCGCATCTGCCGATTCAGTTGCACTCTTGCGGAAAGCTTCCGCCTTTGCTTCAAGATCAGGATGGTATCTAATGGTCATCGGTTCTCGTCCTCTATTTTCTGGTTGGCGATTCTGTC